CAATTCCTCTTGCGGTGGCTGTAAATCTAAATGAAGTTCCATCATCGGAGAGCCGAGCGCAGCATTTAGCGCCTTTGCTGTCGATGGGCCGACGAGACCATCCGCATAAAGCTTTGATTTCTTTTGAAATGCCTCGACGGCATCCTCAGTCATCTGTCCGTAATGCCCATCAAGTGGACCGGGGTGGTAGCCCAAATAAGCTAGCGCCTCCTGTAACTTTTTTACCAATTCGCCTTTTGTACCTTCTCGTAAAACCATGATATTTCTCCCTTAAACTATATAGTTTTAAGTAATCTCACATGCTCCACCAGCGCAAGCTAGTTCACCTTGAAGATCTGTGTTATCGTCTTCCTCTACCACTTTAGTTAGATCGATTTCTTGTAAAGATTCTACTAAAACATCATAAGTTTCTTTAGAACAATCTTCAAATGGTGCCTGCTTATAGGTGTGATCTGAATAAGGCAATACACTTAAACCATTATACTTATCGCGATTTTCCCACATCCACTCACCAACATCAGGCCACTCAGCATCCTTAATGGTGATTGTAGCAGAAACATTGTGAGTGTTTTGTCCTTTTCTGTGCCCGGGCCGAACCCATTCGCCAGCCACCTTGGCCACTCTTTTTAAGAGTTGAAGTGCCGATTCATGCCTAGTGATAGCACCTTCGGGAGACTTCTGGGGAATACTAATAACGGCAGTATCATGAGGTCTAAAGAATTCATCCTCAATCAAATCGGGATGATTTAAATAAAGATGCCAATAGATTGCCTCATTTTTACCCACCCTAATCCTGCGAATGTAATAATCATTATGCCACGCATGAATTCCCGAACTGGTTCCAAGAGTTAAGCTCGTTGTGCCGGCTGGTTTAACAGTAGTACAGCGGGCCGCTGGCTTAATATCTAAAATCTTAGCAACTCTTTCATTTTCCTCTTTAACAACTTTAGCAGCTTGCGTCATATCAAGATTTAATACTTTACCAGACGCAATTCCTGTCATAGAAACGCCGATTAACGCGTCTTTTTCAGTGGTTCGACGCCATACATCTCTAAGGTAGTGAAAGTCCGTGTAGCCGGCTTGTAGGGTGCCTAGAAAGGCTGCTGCCTTAACTCTCTTTTCTAACTCTTCTTGGGTTTCTACATCGCTTACATTAACTTCTGTAAGATTACAAAATTGATAAGGTCTCAAAGCAATCTCGCAACACGGATTTGTACCCCAATCTTTATCATTTGAGAAATAAAAGCCGGGTTCTCCAGCCCCAGAAGCTTTTACACGCTCCCAGAGGGATTCAAAGACCTCCTTTGTGATTCTATGGCGTAATAGTACGACTGAATTATTTGCACGTCCTCGTTGGGGATTCTTCTCCCACCAGTTACCAGTCTTGGCAGAAAGCATTTCGTCATCTCCAGCAGAGAAGAGGCTGATAAGCGCAGCACGGCGTATGCCGCCAGCAAGAACAGCATCAGCAATGTGACACACGATGTCATGAACCTCAATAGCTTGGAGCTTGTCTCCATCATTCCTCTCATCTAAAATACCTCTAACCTTAAGCAAGCACTCTTTTAGTGGCTGTGGCCCGGGCGCTTTACCACCCGAAGTAATTAGTCTCGCGCCCTTCGGACGGATGTCACTAAAGTCAAATCTTATGGTCGATCCACCAAAAAAATAGCTTCTCACTAGTGCTTTTACCGCATCTGCCCAACCTTCGATGCTATCACCGATCAAAAACCTGCGGGATCTCTTGGGATTCGGCCTTCTAATTTCTGGTAGTTTGTCAACGTGGTGTTGTTGTACGCTATAACCAACGCCTGTGCCGCCAAGCAGCAAGAACATGATTTCACTAAACACTCGCCAATCATCGATGGGGGCATAGGCACAATTATAAATGCGGTTTGGAGCGACCTCGATTGGCTTACCTCCAAACTGCATAGAGCGCATAGAGGGTAATACTTTTTTATTATGGACTAGTTTATAAGCCTCTGTGATCTCATCTTTTAAATCTGGATAAGTCTTCCAGTGCATTCGCTTATTTCGATTTACCAACTCTCTCCAAGCTTCTCTGCGCTTCTTCTTTGGTAAGTACCTTGCGTATTTCATGTGGACCGTAATGTCCGATAGAATTTCAGTTGCTAGTTTCATTGTGCCTCCCTATTTTTCACCCATCAACTCTTTATATTTTTTCTTCAACAGATCTTTTTGTGATTTTGCTGGATTTCCATTCAAGGTACTGGGATCTACAGAATCTTTTTCAACTTCAATTGAAACATTGCTGGTATCCATCTTGATAGGGTAAATTAGCCCATCTGGCCCAAATCGATTCTTAGCCACAAAAAACCTTCCTGAATTATTATTTTTATCCTCGGTTGTCCGAGATAAAGTAAATATGAAGTCAGCAACAAAACATTTCGAAAAAGCTTCAGAAACACTCTCGATTGTCACCAATTCTGCATTATATCCGGTTCTATTCGTTTGTGATACTGTCCAAACAGGACACTGGTGCATCTGCGCCAAGCCGCGCAAGTCCTCATAGATGCTTTCCAAGTCATGTCTTTTTTCGCCGTAACTCTTTTTTGGCTTAAACAGATCTGCATAATCAACGATAATTATATCTGGCTTGATATCTCTCATCTTTAATTTTTCTAAGTGATTTTTAATTGCATTAGTTGAAATAGACTTTGTTGGATATTCCTTTACAATTAAAGTCCCTGTCACATCTTTTACTTTTTCTAGAATAAACTCTTTAAAGGCATTCAGATCTTTTAATTTAGTTCCAGTTATACAACTATCATACCTTCTCGCTACAACCGTCTCAGAAAGTTCTAGTGTATAATGTACCACCGTCTTACCTTCTTCTAGAGCCTTGGAGCCAAGGTGTACAAGCAAATGACTCTTTCCCGCGCCTGTGCCGGCCATGGCGACGGCAAGTTCACCAGCACCCAAGCCGCCCTGCATCAATTCGTCAAACTTGTCCCAGCCCGTAGAAACTGGATTGCGGACCTTAATTTCAAATCTCTTTTCAAAATCCTTTATATAATGATATCCAACATCATTAGTTTGTCCCAGCTTCAAAGCTTCATTAATAACATCACTAATCTCATCAAAAGATGATTTTTCAAGCAATTTAACGGATTTAATGATTGCGTCTTTGAGTTTTTGTTTTTTACAAAAATCTAGAGCGGTCTCTTTAATATAATCTTCCCCTCTAACTTCCGGGTCAGAATGGATTCTTACTAAAAAATCTCTCACTTGTTTAATAATCAAGTCATCTTCATTGGTCAATTCTGTGTTAATCAGAGATGCCATTAAGGCCACCGAAGGATGAACCTGATATTTTTCTTTGTAATCATAAATCAGTTTGGCGAACACCTTAAGATATTTCGTATCAAAATATTCTGTTTCTAATACTTCTCCAATTTGATCTGAGTATGTTCTATCTAAAAGAATTAGTTGAACTAAACTTTGCTGAAACATATTTCCAAATTTTGAAAAATCTACTTTTTCGTTTGTTCTCATCTTGTGCCTTTGGTTGGGTCTATCATAGTATCAAAGAATAGCCCGTTCGTCAAGTCGCCCTTCTCCCCTGTAATTGTAAGATATTTTTAAAAGAAAAATATTAACCAACTAAGAGGCAGCGATTCGATTAGAGTGCACGAACAAATCATTCCATCTGATTTCTGGGAAACCATCTGTTATCATCATCTTGACCACTTCCGTCTTGTTATAATATCTAGGGTAATTTTCTACTGCATTTTTTACTAAATCACGGACCTGAAAAGAAACACTGGGAACGTATAATTGCATAATCTTATAATTTTTTAAGATCTTATCATAGTTTTCGATAATACCTTCGTGGATCTTTAATTTGTTTTCTGTTGCCTCGCACACATCGGACAAGTCTGTCAAGCTGTAATCTTTCTCTTCAGCTAAAAATGGAAAACGTTTCGCCAAGGTTTTTAGTCCTGCGCCTTTGACGCCTTCCAAATTATCACTTTTATCCCCACTCACCGCTCTGGCCAAAGCAAAATTGTTTGGATGGATCTTAAATTCTTCCAAAATATTATCTCTTGTTTTAAAAACGGCTTGCACTGGTCGATAGATAATTGTTTCGTCATCCAACAACTGATAAAAATCTTTATCACTTGAAACAATTATCTTTTGTCCTTCTATCTGACGACATAAAATTGAAATCATATCATCAGCCTCCACGCCATCGTGGATTAGT